AGGAACCGTCTACACGTGTCTCCAGCTTTTTCTCTAATTCCGATAGTTTCAGTTGGCGCTCTGGTGTTGCGAATAACTCCTGACCTGCAACGAGTTTTTCTTCGTCTTTGCCTCCACCGATTTCATCGAAAATGGCGTCAGCTAAGTCGTGGTCTAAAGAGGAATCACTAGCAATAAGTGTCTCTAGTCGGGTCTGGACAGACGAGAACACCGCTGCCGATGCTGCTCTTTTCCCCAAGATGCCTACGTTACCGTCGAACGCCTTAGTAGCTATAGTAAAAAGGGAATCAATATTGGTTTCGTCTACCTCCGCTATCTGACGCCCGATGGTCTCTGTAGCCATCTCTTGGTTACGTCGAGGAAGCTCACGGTTGAACTTTTCTACTTCGTTACCAATGAAGTTAGCACGTGTGGCAGCTTTGAGAACATTGTTAGCTTGCTCCCCAAATACATTCCCACCAAGTAGCTCATCAGCTTCGGCATATACCTCCCCTGTGCGAGCCTCTAAAGCAGCTTCAAAAGCCGCTGGGTCTTTGTAGTCATAGTAGTTCTTGAACATATCCGAAGATAGTGCTGCAAGTTTGGTTGGAATCTCTGTGGCATAGTACCGTTCAGATAGTTTGCGGTTGTATGCCTTGGTGTGACCAAACAAGCTCTTTGCTTCAGGGTCTAACCCCTTCTGAAGGAACTTGTCATAGTCCTCATCCGACATGTTTGCGGCGTCTTCTGTGCCTTTCTTCGTGCCAATTTCTACCGCTTGACCATAAGCAGCAACGCCTTGTTTAAGGCTTTTACTCAACTGCATTGCTGAGGTGGTTAGAGGGGTTTCTTGAACAGCTACACGGTAGTCACCGCCATTGCGGTTCACTGTAGGCGTTAAGGCAGCAGGGTTCAGGTTAAGTTCTACTTGATTCCGCCCTTTGGAGCCGTCGTCGATTGTAATTTGTCTTTTAGCCATGATTAATTAAAATGTTTTAGGAGCAGAAAAAGGAGTGTAAGCAGCGGGACTGCTAGAGTTAAAAGCAGAGGACGCATCATAAGCTGGGGCTGCTGAGGCGGTTTTAGTGCTCTTTGCTCCAAAACCAGCATCCTTACCGAATGAGTAGGCACTCATCCCTGTCTGGGCTCCCTCAAGAGCCGCACCAAGGTAGTTAGTTTGGTTTATAGGTTTGTTGATAGAAAGAAGGTTCATACGTGACTGCATAGCTCCATCTTGGAAACCGAGGTCACGGTTGGTTTGGTTGAACTGCTGTTGTTGTTGAACAGAGAAACTATATGCAGCTTCCTTACGTGTCATATCATTAAGAAGAGCATCAACACTGAGTCCAGATACACCTGCTTCAGCAGCGCTAACACGTCCTGTAGCACGCGCTTCACGGGCTTTCGTAGTGGACGCTTGGATAGCTTGAGCTGCTGACGTCATTTCTTGTCTCTCTCTAATACGGGAGGCTGACATCTGTGCAAGGTGACGCTGTTGCTCCGCTTCCGATGCATTCTTTTGCATCTTCTCTTGGGTTTTGGCTTGTTGCTTTTGCCCTTGGATAGACATCCCTGCTTGAGCTACGCCAAGGGTTATTGCCGTTATCGTTAATGGGTCACACATATTATTTAGAGGGGATTAGGAATTCAAAAAAAGGTTGATTACTGAAGGTAAGTTTACGAATGAAGATTGCTCCACAGAATTTGAGCCACTTGATGGCTATTGGGTTGGATTCGTGTACGAAGTTAAAGGTTGCGCCATAAGGCTTGGTTAGTCGTTGCGTCCACTCACGGGACGCTTTGAGGAATTGGTAGGCGTTGTCGTTGACGCTATCTGTGCCAAGACACCAGATATACGCCTGTGCGCCCACCTGACCAACACCAAACATAGCGATAGGGACTCCTTCACCATCGAGGGCTGTAAGGGTGACATCATCATCCTCTAAGCCACTCAAGAGCGCCTGACGGGGGCTGTGTCCCATACAGGCTATCTCCACTTGGTCTGCTTTACGCATATAAGGATAGATACGCTCTGCGTGGTCGTGGGTAGCAACCACTACGGAACAATCTCCGTGTCTGCTTAGAACTTTATCCATATCGGTTAGAGCGGGTGTGAATAAAGGACTCAAACTCAGCGCTCTGGAAGGTACTCGGAAGAGCACTCTCGTTCTCGATGGTGATAGTCGTGTCCTGTGCTTTGGTGAACACAGGGAAGCGGTAGAAGCCACTGTCGAGGCTAAGGGAACCAAGTACAGAGGAACCTACAACATCAGGAGTAAAGATGTTCGTATAGGTATCACGGAACTTAGGGGTCACCTTAACTTTAAAGTAAGCTGACTTATCAAAGTAAAGGGAACCGTTCCTAATCATCAGCTTGGCGGCATTAGAGGGACTCTTCCCATTCCCCGCTTTAGCTTTGAAGAGCTGCTCAGAGAACGTATACTTCATTGTATAAGGGATACCTACCCAGACATCTGTATCGGTTGACACAGGGCTGCTAAGGGTGACCGTAGCGCCACTATTGGTGCAGTTAAGGGCTAAACCATCAGTCGTGTAGACCTGTACGGTATTGTCCTCTGGGGTGTACGGCAACAGTATAGTGCTACTATTCCCGTCAGCAGTTTCGGATACTATATTTATTTCAGATAGGAGTATCGTGTGCGCTGGAACAAACTCGTCATCATCGTATTGACGATATATACACAAAGACGAAGCTATCTCCGAACCAGTAGGCGTATAAGAAAAGGTGTTTTGCCCTAAAGTTATAGCGTGAGAGAATAATGTATTTCCTCCAGCGTCTTTTATCCGTAAGTAGTTTCCAGCCGCGGCCTGAGCTATAAGGACAACAGTAAATTTACCACTAATTGTGGTTTGTGTGTCTGGAATTGTAAGAGTTGCTATATCACCCACCCCTCGCACACGTAAATTAGAAGCGTCATTATAGGTTATAAGATTTTCATCATCAGCTCCAAGAGTCCAAGCTGAAGTAAATACGCTTGCTAATTGTATTTTATCTGGGGCTGTGGCTACCCGCATATCAAGGTGAGTAACATACCCAGCAGCATCCGATAGACCAGACTCCATAGGCATCTCAACTAAGTTGGTTTCTCCGTTGTTGGTGGTGACTGCATGTAGGGTTGAGTCAATGAAATCAAGTCCACGCACCTCGCCAGTGAAGGTAAACTTCGACCAAGCACTCAGGACTTTCTGATTGTTGTTCCAGAAGTAATTGTAGATGTAGACACAGGATGGGTCGTCGCTGCTTACAAGGGCTATGATATTCTCCGAGGATGTCCCCGCCATGTCGAGGATGTTTTTCGGAATGTAAGCAGGTACGTGTTCAGTAATCTCTTGGGAGTCGAAGACGTCCGTTGAGGAGTTCACAGTAAACTCTCGAAGACCTGAGTAAGCACCCCGTGTGAAGGGGTAGTAGATTAATGAACCAAGTAACATTGGATTTATACTCTCTGAGTAACCAAAGTTTGTAATAGGGTTAATAGAGACAGTTCTTGGTGTAAGAATATCACCACCTTTAAGGGAGAACTGACCATTCTCAGAGAACAAGATAAGGTTGTCTTGGAAACCTACAGCGGCCTTTAGTTTTGTAACACCGCCCGAGGCAGCTGCCACGTCAATTACGTCGGAGTCCAAAAGGCTTGTGACGGATGTCCTATAAAAGCTGAAGGGCTGTCCGACCTCTGAAAGAATTATATTCTCCCGACTTAGAAAGCCCAAGCGGTCTTTATAATAGAACATATTTTCAATCTTAGAATTAACGAACGAAGGTGCTGGATTTGAGTCATCATCTCCTGCTTTCCTTTCATCATAATCAACAGTGCTTAATGTGAAGTTGTCAACGCCCGCTATATCAATACCAGTGCTGACAATTTTCATAGGCATCGTTGTATTGTCGAGTCCTAGCTTTACGTTTTGCCCTGCGCTTTCACCCCATGTTCCATCACCGAATGCGCTTCCATCTCCTGTTGAGAACTCGACGTAATAGTCATCTTGGTCAATATCAATATCACCCGCAACTTTTACCTTAAAGAAATTTGTGGCAACAGTTGGAAGGTCGGAGATAGAGGAAACTTCTTTGTATACTTTGCCTAAACCGCTTCCTCCTAATCCGTCACTGACGGTGAAACCAAAGGTGTTGGTTCCGTCAATTTTGGTATAGGCAATCGTCGTACCCATACGTTGAATAGTGAAAGCGGCGGTGATTGTTGCTGGTACACTTCTGCTCACTAAAGCATTAGATGGGTAAGTCTGATTTGCTAGACCCTTAGCGATATTTATAGCGTCAGCACCCTGTGCATTTTGATTGTTAGTAACCACAGATTTGCCTGACACAACTATAGCTGAGCCGTATGACTCAATTGCATCTACCGCCGTCCCAGCAGCTGGCAAGGATAAGTTACGTGTGGTATATAAGTGATTACCCTGCGAATGATTACCATCCTTACTGAAAGAACCGTGATACAGTCTAATCCCCGTAAGCTGACCAGAAGCATTTACTGTTAAGTTACTCCAAGTAACCGCTATGTTCTGGCCCTGCCACGCTACCGTTGCAGGTAAATGCCCTGCAATTTCGGTTGCCGTATATCCTATACCTGGATTGATGATTGTGGGGTTTGTATATCTAGATGACATTGTTGGTTTTGTTAAAAATTGTTATAAACTTTTCATTTGAAATTATAAAAAAGACCGCTTCGGTGTGTCCTTGTTCTTTTAATTTACTAATGCGGTGGCGTCCGTCACACATTCTATAAGGTTTACCTAAAGGGTTATCGCCTCCTTCTACTAAGATGCAGGGAAACCTAACATCCGCTTTTTGGTATCGTAAGGTTGATTTATCAGCAGTGCTTTTTACAGCGATGTCTTTAAACGCTACAACTTTAAGAACCGCATCGCCAAGAAAACGACTTACTTGTATGCGCTTTTCTTGGCCGTTGATTGCCCACTCTTTTCGGCAGGAGTGAAATCCTTTTATAGACATTACAAAGATGTCTTGAAGCCAAAGCTTATACGATTGGTGTTGAGACTTCCTACACTGTGCCAGCAAGGTTTGTCAGGGTTTACCTCAAAGTAATGACAGTTCAGTCCTTTTTTGTCCCACTCTGTTACGACCTCATCTTTTTCTGCATCATAGTATCTAAAGAAGCTTTCATTGTCGTCTTCGGCATAAGCGATGTAAATACGCTTTCCAACGCAATTACTATTGGTGTGCCACCCACAATAACCGTTCGGGGGATACCAAAATGTACCACTTGAAATCCACTGTCCTCCAAGTTGTTTCTCTATCTCTCGCCCTACGGCGCTTATTTGAGAAAAATCTTTACTGCGGAAGGTAAAGCGATTGTCGTTCTCAGGAATCATATTGCCAGTAGTAATATCCTCATACTGGTTTTTGAGTAACCTAAAGTTCTCAATACTGAGCTTGTCACCTACGGTTTTATCCAGTGGGTTATAAGTCCATCTCTTGCTTTCGGTTTGAGGCTCAAACATCTCTTTAATAAGAGACTCTGTATGAACCTTTATTGGGTCTAAATTAACATCCATCATCGCAGTCGTCATAATCTCTATTCCAAGCTCTTAGTTGATATTGTATTGTTGCTGAGGCTGCCGTAGCGCCAAAGTCTACGGAGTAAGATTTTTGGTAGTCACCTTGCTTTACGAATACCAAAGCACGGCCTTCCACATCAGGTGTTGTTGCGGTGCTCTCCCTTGCCACAACAGTAGTATTTAACAGGAAGGTGTTGTCAGCCACGGTGAGCGCCTTCAGTTCCTTAGTAGGATTACTGACATCCAAATACGTGCCAGCCACTGGATATGTGTAATACCCATTTATCTTTGCAGGGTTACCTGTAACAATATTAAAAATACGGAGGACTGTACCATCCTGTATAATGACAAACTTTTCGTCGTCATCACGGTCAATGAAGTGAACAAAGCTATTCTTATCAATAGCCACATCTAACAACTTAGCGATGTGCCGAGTGTTAGGGCGTTTCTTCAAGCCTTCTGCAACAGAGCTAAGAGCGTTTACTTGCTCCTCACACTGTCCATCAAAGCGTGTGGCATCAGGTTGTTGCGAGACACCTTGGATAAGGTTGGGAACACTGGTGTTAATTAAAGCCATTGTTTATGTAATGTCGTGGTTACGGTTGATGCCAATTCTGGAGGCCATATCGTAGTTGTCAAATATAGTTCGGTCAGAGCTTCCACTGTCAAATTCCGTGAGAGCAGCATAAGCTTTGTATTCATCACGAGCGATTAACGCTTCTAGCTCACGAGAGCCAACAACTCGTCCTTGGAACACACGGGATGCTTGCAAGGTGATATATCGTCGAGCTTGCTCTGGTAGGGACTCCCAATCTAGGAGACGTGTCTGGTTCACATTGAGAGCTTTGGTGAACGCTTGGGTGTTATTGGAACGGTCAAAGAGACTTAAACCACGCTGTACGACATCTATTGAAGTGTCGATGGGGTCCATCTCAAGGATGTCCTCTGATAAAGTTATGGAGCCATCCCCAGCAGGGCTTAGGGTGACGTTTACTTCTGTGTTGAATTGCCAACCCTCTGACTGAACGGAACGACTAATCTCATCAAGAGCAGAGATAGCAGTAGCAGCGGAAACAGGGAGTGCGTTGGTGTTACTGATACTGTTCACAGGGCTTTCACCAATGTGTCCTAGCATCGAGTTAACTGCTTCTAGTTTGGAGGTCAGAGTGGGCATATTATTTCTATAAATTTAAGGATAAAAAAGAGCCCCCAAAGGAATTAACCAATGGGGGCTCAGAATTAATCTAGCGTACTTCTACAGCACACTCAGAACGAAGGACACCATGACCCATTGCATATTTAGCAACGAATAGTGTTCCTTGGCGTTCGATTTGGTACTCGGACTCAGTAGCGAGGTCGAGCAGCTTAACAG